AACAGCCCCTTTGTGAGCTTGTCGAAGTCGATGGCCTTCAGCTGCTTTTCGACTTCCTCGGCTGCTTTCTTTTCCAGCCGGGACGGGTTCTCGGGGGGCTGGACCTTCCATTCGCGGCTGACGACTTCCAGCTTGCGCTTTTGCAGGATGGCGAACGCATGCGGGTCCCTGCGGATCTCGTCGTAAACCTTCAGACCGGCAATACCGCCGCGCGACGCAAGGACCTCGTCGGTAGGCTGCATCACGTTCTGAAAATGCGGCACATAAGGATCGGAAGCGACCGTAGCGATTTCTTGTGTAATGGGCGCGGCCATTTTACATCCTCATAAAGTCGGAAAGGTCGGCGCGGGGCACAAGGTCCCCGAGGTCGCCGGTATATTGTTCTGCCATTTTCGAACTGGCGCGCTCGTCACCGGTGGTGCTGACGCCGATTTCGCCGCTATCCTGTTCGCTGGCAAACACGGCAAGTGCGCCGGCAATGGCGGCATCGCCGTGACGTTCGAACCCATCCGCACCCATCGTGCGGGCGTTGTCGGGAACCTTTGCGATGCCCTTCACCATGGCAATGCCGCGATAATCGCCGAGGACATCGTCATCGAGCGGGAGTTCAAATGTCTCGCCCTCAAAACTGGCCTTCAGCTTTGGCATGTTGAGCATGTACCAGGTCTGGCTAAGCTTGACCTCGCTGACTAAACTTGCGCCGAATTCCTGGCGGCACGCTTCTGCCAGATAGGCGCCATTACCGGTGGCGTCGAATGCAGAATGGAAAAACCGGGGCAGCTGGTGCCTGATATAGATCGCAATCTGCTTTTGACTTTCGAAAGGAACGTCGCGCAACTCAAGCAGGAATGGCGTGATCAGCGACAGGTTGGCCCGCACCTGGAAGGGGTGATAAACCGACAAGTCGCCGTTGCGGCCGAAGTCTACCGCAAAACCCGATCGGAAAGCCGGGTCCAGTTTAACAAGATGCGGCTTCAGCATCGTCTCGCAGAAGTCTTCGATTTCGGCTTCGCGCAAATCGAGCGGCCAGTCGACAAAGCCAGCGGGCGACTTCCACCGAATGACTGGAATTTCTTTCTTCATGCGCGAAACGATCAGCGACCTCGGCAGATAGGAGCCGGTTGACTGCGACGGAATGCACCGCAGCTCTTCATCAGCGCCGGCACCATAAGTCTTGTAGATTCCCGCACGCCACTTGGCCTCTTCCTCGGGAGACCATTCCTTGCCCGTCTTCATGCAGACGCGCTGATAAAGGCCGTAGTTCAAGGCGTCATCGAATGTGACACGAACCACCTTGCCGGGCCGTTTGCCAGCCCGGATGTCTTCGATCAGCTGATTGAACGGGTTATCGACGCCGTTGTGCGTGGAAATCACAAGCACCTTGCCGCCCCAGATGAGCAACGCCATTGCTGCCTTCAGCAGTTCCTCGGCATCATCATGAAACGCGAACTCGTCGAGGATGACGTAACCCTGTCGGCCGCGAAGGGATCGGGGCTTGGAGGATAGCGCAACGATCTCAAAACCGCTGGCGAACGTGATGCGAAAAGCCTTGATGGCTTTTTCCTCGCCCCTTTCTCCCTGCTCGACAAACAGAAACTCATGAACCTCCGAACAGGCGGGAACAAAGGCTTTGGCCCACATGCCGCAGGTGTCGATGAACTCGCGGGCCATATCGAGGTTATAGCCAAGGTAGAGGACATCCATGCCGCCTTCGTTGCGGGCGGTGCCGGCCGTTAGAACCGCATCGGCACCGACGCCCCACGTGGCTCCGACACGGCGGCTCTTGTCGGTGACGACAAGATTGAACATTGCCGTCGCCTGAAGCAGTTCCTTCTGGTGTTGCAGCAGAACGTCAGGCAGCGATTTGCCGGAGAGCTCCTCCGGCAAATCCTGCACCATCGACCTGCGGAATTTGATCCAGTCCTCTTCCAGGACAAGCGTGTTCGGGTCGATATGTACGCTCATTGGCCGACCCCCAGTATCTGAGATTTGATGTCAGCAACGGTATCGCGGGTCAGGCCCTTGGCCTTGGCGACGGTGTCGACGGCCTGGTCAACCTTGGCCGCAAAATCCTTTTCGACCTTCTGCCGGCGATTGGTCGAAACACCTTGTGCGCGGGTGGCCGAGAAAAGGGCGTCCGCGAGGGCTTTGGCGCCCTTCGGATCAAAACCGGCCTCGCCGCCGTTGGTCACCAGTTCGAAGACAAGCGTCTTTATGGCCTCGGACGCAATCAGGGTGAGATCGTCGGAAGCGGCCGCGTCGAACTTGCTGGCCAGTGTGGATGCGATTTCTCGGGTCTGGTTGAGCCGTTGCGTCAAAGTTGCAAGACGGATCGAATAGCGGTTGAACGCCGAAAACGACGGTATGGAAAATTCCAGCTCTCCACGATGCTCCCGGTGGAGCATTTCCAGCTTGCCGACAAACTCCTCGTAAATGTCGGTCTGCGTCCGCTCCCTGTTCTGGAGTTCAGAGGCCGCCCAGGCAACCGCATCTGCGCAAGCCTCGGGCAGCAATTCAATACCGGAAAGTCGTCCGCGCCCCTTCATGCTCATTCGCCCGGCTCGGACGGGCGTGTCACGCCCTCGATTGTCGTGTCGCGCTGAAGGTGACGGCGACCGCGCTTGTTCAGCGTCGCGATTATGACGCTACCGGCTTTCGCCAGCGTCACGGCATCCCGTTCGGCGAGGAACTCCATTTGCTCGTGGATCCACAATCGGGTTTCCCGGATAGCGAAAAGCGGCATGATCTCTTCGATCATGCTGCTGTCGAGCGACCCGTTTTCCTGTTCGGCCAGCGCTTTGAGAATGATCAGCCGGGCGCGCTCGCGGCGTATGCGTGCCCAGTCAATACCGATGTTAGACATTGGTCTGCTTAGCCCTTTCCAGTAGTAGCTCGTTCATCGCTTCGCCGTTCGCCTTGATCGGTTTCAGCGTTTCATTGAGGGTGTCGAGACGCCCGTTGACCTTCTCAAGAGCAAGCTCCAGACGGTGCTGGCTTTCACGGTCGGGCAGATGCTTCATGTCGCTTTCGACCGATTGAACGCGTCGATCGAGGCCGATCAGCTTTGTTTCATGTGCTTCGGTATCGCGCTTGAGCGCGGCGACATCCTTTGTCAGTTCCTTCTCGCCGCTGTTCATCCAGACCTTGATGTGGCCGAAGATGGCAATGACGGAGAGGGCTAGGCCGCAGTAAAGGGCGATATCGGTAGCTTGCATCAGCGCAGCCTCTTTTCATGTCGGGTTTGGCAGGCGATGCAACGTGTCGCCGATGGCATGGCGATCCGGCGCTCACGCGGAATGTCGTTTGGACAATCCTCGCAAACCATCGTGCCGGGACCTTTCAAAGCCTGTCTCGCAGCCGCTATCTTTGTTTCGCGTTCCTGTTCGGCGCGCTCAGCCGCGAGATCAAAGGCGGCGTTTCCACCTAAATTCATCTTGGGGTCTCCGGCGCATTGTCGATCGCCGCGACGGCGGCCGCACGGCGGGCATCGCAGGACAGGATTTCGGTGCGATCGGCTCCCCATCGCGTAGTGACTTCCCGCTCCGTCATGTCGCGGTCCGGCAGATCGCCAGTAACGCAGGGAACCCGCGAGGCGGGGGGGACTGTAGCTTTGATTGTTCTGACGATCGTCGGCGGTGCCGGCTTCGGGTCAGCGGGGGAGCAGGCGGACGCGATCGCGGCCAAGGCCACAAGCATCGCCATTCGGCAAGGCCGCATTCTCATTCTCCAGTTTCTCTTTGTTGACGTTCAGTGCGGCGATCCGGATAGACGTGTCCCGCTCAAGCTCCATGGCGAGATGGACCTGCGCCGCCTCGGCATTGGCAGCCCTGGTGTTGGCGGCCTCGATATCGGCCTTCCAATTGGCATCGCGTTCGGACGCTTTCATAGCGACTGCCCGTTCAACCATACCGTTGACCGTGGCGATGGCGAGCCAGCCAAGAAAGGCAGCGGCAGCAAGAAGTGCCGCCGCAATGATCAGGGGCGTGACCGCCTTCGAAAGCCACGCCCCGATCATCGGGAACCCTCCGGGAATTCGGCCGGCACGTCGCGCGGATTGTAGGGGGGCGGCGAAGGCGGAACCGGATCGGAGCCAACGCTTGCCTCGAAATCGCGGCTGCCATAGTGGCGGTGTACGCCAAGCATGGCAGCGATCATCGTGGCCATCGCCGGAACCGCGAACATGCCGAACGAAACGGCCTGTTCCGATCCATAAATTGCGCCGGCAGTTAGCGCCAAGATGACCATCCAGGCGAGCAAGGATGATGCAAATAAATGGGCTTTTGTGGTGCTGTATGAGGGCTTCATGTCGGCTCACGCCTCGCTTTTCGAGGCGGGCGCACCGGATGCGGTAAGCTGTACCGCGCCACCGATCGGATCTTCGCCTGTCTTGGGCCAGCGCACGCCACCATCAACAAGGCGAGCTTTCTTGACGCGGGCGATGGACACGGCATTGTCTTGGTTGCCACCCAGAACATGAAAGTGCGTCCGATCCTCACCGACATAAATGCCCACATGCCCGCCACCACTCCGCTCGAAAACAAGGATTGCGCCGCGTGCGATGCGGCCTTCCATGCCGAACTTTTTCCAGTTCAGCGCGCCGAGCGGATTGGCAGGCAGGGGTTCTTTGGGGAGCGTGGTGGCAATGACGTTGCCGATGAACAATCCGCACCAGGGCGTGTCATCGTCTTTGTACCAGGAGGCAATCCAGCCGCCGAGCTTCTTTGCCCACCCCATAATGACGGAATTGGATTTTGGACCGGGGATTTCGGTAATGCCGATAAAACGGCGTGCTTCGCGCATCCAGACAGGTTCTGCCGGGACCGGGATTTTATCAAAGGTGACGAGCTTCGAGGAGGGGTTACTGCTTCGCACACCGCGTAGGGCTGTCACGGTTGCCGGATCGGCGCGGCCCGTGACGGGAAGGCCCCATCCGTTCTGAAAGCGTTCAAGCGCGGTAATGACCTCGCGGCCATAAATGCCGTCAAGCCTGCCGCCATAAGCGCCGGCATCGCGAAGCTTTGAAATCAGCCATTCATCAAATGTTTGGGTGGTCATTATAGCCCCTTTTAGGGGGGCTTGAGGCGCCCCCGGTCGAGAGGACTATTGGCGGTTTTGTTCCGGCTTATCCCATTGCCAAAAATGGCACGCGGTCAGAACAGGTCGCCTTGGCGATCGTCGCGGGGACGCTTTTTCGCGTGGTTTCGAACGGTGTTGAAAGAAACACCCGTTCTCCGGACGATTTCGTTTATTGAATAACCCTTGTCGAGCAATTCGGCAATGGTGGCGGCGCGGCGGATTTTGTCGCCGGCGAGTGCCGCAGGAATAACAATGTGTTTGCTGCCCCATCTAACCGCCATGGCCTTGGCAGCGTCGAGGCCGATCAATTCGGAAAGCCAATGGTCGGGCGTAGCAGTTTCGGGAACGTAAATCTGCTGTCCGGCCTTCTCGCGCCCAAGAATGATCGCTGCCCGTTCGCCGGCAACATCGGCGATACGGTTCAACAGCGGGGTCATATAGGCGCGATCGGGCAGGTCGGACATCAGTTGCTGCCCTCAATTTCCGCAACGATCATGCCGTCAAGGCGCACATTACGGCGGAGAGCGCGCAGGCGCTGTTTGGCATCCCGTTTCGAATAGGCCCAGAGAGAGAATGACCAGGGCTTGTCGCCGTGGCGGTAGCTGAAGGAATAGAGCTGCATTGCGCGGCCGGCCGGATCGACGAGCGACGGAGCGGCAATATCGCGCAGGGCAGCATCGTGGACGAGCGGGATGACATTTTGCGTCATGGTTTACCGCCCTTCTTCTGGCGGCGAACCTGCGGCCCGAAATGGTTCATGACGGTGATCCACTCGGCATCGCTCAAATTCCGGTAGCTGATGCTTTCGTTGGCGATGAGCGTGACGGCCTGCCAGAAAGCGTTCGGCTCGGCCGGATGCAAGATCGCCCATTGCGCGCGGGCGATCTTGTAACCGTGGCTTTTCTCGTAGGGCTCACAAGGCACCCGATCGGCCCAGGTGACGCCGGCACGCGCAAGCATGCCCTTCAGCGCCTCGACGACACTGGCACCGTCGCTCGCCGTATGGACAAAACGCAGGTCGGAAATTTCAGGCAATTGCCGGCCCATGGCAAAGGCTTCCAGCGCGCTGTCGCGGCGGTCCTCGATGACACCGAGATTGTAGCAGGCGATCCAGAGCGCCCGCATCTTCGGCAGGTACTTGCCGGAAAGCTTGCGCTTGCCGTCGCGACCGTCCTGGCGAACCGGGGCGGGTCTCGCCACGTTGCCGCGCAAGCTTACAAGAACCTTCTGGCGCTCGGCCTCGGTCATGTCCTTGGTCGATGATTTGCCTGTCAGGATTTCCAGCTTGGCGCGATAGGTGAAATCGTCCAGGCCGAGTTTCTTCTGCTCGATCTTGATGGCGGCGATGGTCTTGCTCATCTCGACAGCCTCCCTGCAACTTGGGCTGCGATGTCGGAAAGGCAGAACTCCGAAGAGCGGCTTTCGTCGCCTTCCTCGGTCACGACCAGGACGAACATCTTGCCGCCCTTGGCGTGAACAAAATGGCCGTCCTTCAGGAATGCGTCGATCAGCGCCGTCAGCAGCTGATCAGGTTCAAATGTCCTCGGCATCGTAGGCCTCGCTGATTTCGGTGGTTGTGAAGGTGGCTTTGAAAACCGGGATGAAGAAGCGCACGTAGACGAACTGGACGGACCAGCCCCGGCGTTGCGCCGTTTCCCATGTATCGCGTTTGCGGTACTTGGATGCGATCGCCTTGGCGGCGGTCTCGCTCCAAGTCTTCTGCTGGAGCTTTCCGGACGGAGAGCAGAGCACATAGCCTTTCGCGAAGGCCGCAGGGATTTGGCGCTTACTCGTCATGGGCGACAAACTCCAACTCGGCCGGATGGCAATTGCTGTAATGCTTGTCGCCGTGGAAATGCACTTTGACGTAGTGCCGATGCTCGCGGCCTTCCGGCTTGATCTTGCCGTACCGTGCGGTCACCGTGTGCCGGACGAGCCGGTTCACGGTGATCTCAATGCCGTAATAGTTGCGGATGTAGTCGTAGCTCATAACAGCCTGCGCCCCTTTGTGCGGCGGTGCGGACCCTTCGCCAGACGGACGCGCAGCATCTCCTCGAAATGCTTGACGGCGGCGATCGCCTGAATGTCGGTGTCGGCTTCTGGCAGGCCGGGAACCAGCAGCGTCTCGCCGTCATAGGCGTGGCGAGCGCAAACGGAGAGAATGCGCTTCAGGCGGCGACCATGACCGGTGACGATCTTCATGGTGCCCTTCGGCACGCGGCGGCTGACAAAGGTTTCGCCGGATCGATAGCAAACGATGTGCGCCATCAGTTCACCCCGTCATCCATGACAGCATCGACAATCCGATCCTCTGCGATCTTCTCAATAAGATCGGTGATCAGCGTTTCGACCGCCATGCCACGCTTTGCCGCGAAAGGCCGAAGCATCTGGCGTACCTCGAAATTCAAACCGATCCGGGCAACGTTCTGTTCGCCTACCCGGTAACCCACGCCACGCTCCATCGGTGCGGAACCAAGCTTAGGCGTGTTGGGCGCCAGCGCAGTGATGCTGCGGAGAGGTATCCCGGTCTTTTCGGCGATCTGAAGGTTGGTCAGGCCATCACCGCGAAGGCCTCGGATAGCGGCCGAACGAGAAGGATAGCCAAGGCAGGGTTTGGAGGAGCCACCGTTCGAGGTCATGCCGCACCGCCTTTCGCAGACTTGGAGGAGCGAACCTTGTGTTTGAGTTTGGCGACGGCAAGGATTGCTGGTTTGAGTTCCGGCTCTGCGGCGTCGTAATCGATCCCCCGAAAACCGGTCAGATAAGGCAGCGTGGCGCGCGGCATGAGTTCCCAATTTGAGGGATCGGTGTTCTGCCGATTGCTATCCAGGCATTTGAGAAACATGCCCTCCGGAACGGGACCGTTCACCTGCTCCCAAAGGTGCTTGTGCTTCAGGACGTAACGGCGCTCGAACCCCGTATGAGGATTGGTTTCGGCCACGCTGATCTCGACATAACCGTCTTTCGATACGCGTTCGTGGCCAAGATACTTGGTATTGTGAGGGAGTTGCCCCCTCTTGAACTGCGTTCTCGCGCTATTCTCGTTAAAGGGCATCTTCTTGCCCTTGTTCGCAGGAACCGCGCCACGATCGTAACGGCCAGTGCGACCCGTCAGCCAGCCTTTGCGTTTGCAAAGACCGGTGAAGGCGCCGAATGAGACATCGTAACGGTCGAACTCCCTGCAGAACGCTTCGAAGACGCGCTTTCGGGGCCATTCCCGATATTTCTCGATGAACGCAAGTTCGGTCGAGGAATAGGCGATCGCACGGCCCTTCATGATGGTTTCCCCTCGATCATGGGCAGAACAGATTTGAAGCGGTCACCATGATCGGCAACGAGCTTGGCTGCCTTCAGGCAAAGGTCGGCATTCCGGATGATCTGTTCGCTGACGGTGACGATTGCCTCCGTGCGCTTCACTTCCATGTCCACTTTTTCGGCGGTCAACTCTTCCTCGTTGAGCCGCTCCAGTTGGGCGAACAGGTGATTATTGAGGTCGATGAGACGGTTTTTCATGTCACACCTCACGCATCAGCAATGTTGAGAGAAATGCGGATCCACTCCGCATCGTGCGATTCCCTGAAACTGAAATGCAGGTACTCTTTCGAGCCGATTACCCGCACGGCCGCATTGATCGCCTCCATCGCATTGATCCAGCGCGGATCATCGCTTTCGATCTTGAACAGTTCGAACACGGCGTCCTTGCTGATCTTGCCAGCCTGATCGACATTGAAGGCGCGGGTGACGAGGCCACGGATTTCAGCGCGGCCGTCCTCCGTCCATTCGTTCAGGCATTCGTCGATCAGACCTTTCGCGACCTGCAGCTGCGGGCCGAACTCGATCAGCTTGTTTACGCGGGTCTCAACGGACATCAGCCCGTCGATCGTGCGGTATTTCTGGTTACCGGCTCCGGCACGACCGCGCTTGACGAGGCTATACTGGGCCTCAAGATTGCGATCGAACTCGGCAATATCGGCGCGGGTGTGCTTCTTGAACCGGGCCAGCTCGGCGGAAAGCGGCTTGGCGAACGCGATAATCTTGCGGACCATCTGGTCCTCAAGAAAGTCTGCGGCCTTCACCAGGGCGAGCGGCGTCAGGCCGCCGTCTGCGTTGGTGACAT